CCTAAAAAAAGCTCCGGAGGGATTTTTATATTTTCGATTTTGGATTGTAAAGGAGAACGTCTTGCTTTCTGACGTTACTATTGCTGTAAGGTCCGCTAGGGCTGATCTTATTACTCCGTATCACTCTGAGCAACAGCAACCGTGTAGCTACGATCTAACTCTTGATAAGATTATTAAGAAGATGGTAGTTAGCAACGTTGACGAATACCCTGTTGAGAGTCATATTACAGCTTATGATAAGAAACTTCATGGACTAGAGTATGTCGAGATTGATCTTACGGAAGATCGGGACAACTGCTATCGTATGTGCCCTGGTGATTTCATTATTGCTTCTACCAAGGAAACGGTAAAGCTTCCGAATAATATTGCTGGACGATTTGAAGGCAAGTCTTCTCTTGGTCGAATCGGTCTGACTACTCATGTTACTGCTGGATTTATTGATGCAGGATTCGAGGGTCAGATTACTCTTGAGATGAAGAACGAGAATCGTTATCCGATTGACATCAAGTATGGTATGCTAATCGGGCAGATCTGTTTCTTCGGACTTGATTCTTATTGTGCTCATCCTTATGGAGATCCGTCTCTCAATTCTCATTATCAGGGCCAAAAAGGACCGACCACTGCTCGTGGTTAATGTTTCGGAGGGGGTCGCTCAAGGCCCCTCTATCCTTAATTTTTGTGCAGTGTTCTTCGGACCTATCTTTGCGATTGCGCTTTTTTCTCCTTTCACGCAGGGTACCAAGTCGGGATAGGTCCTAAAAACACTACATAAACTAATTCAAAATGAAGATGAAGTCGGGTAAAGGAGGAGATATTTATGGGTAAACGTAATAAGACTGACGACAAGTCTATAAGAAGTATGCCACCTCTTACTCCAGAAGGTAAAGAGAATCAAATGATATCTCTTGCTATGGACTGTGCTGAATCACAGTTGCGTGATGGCACTGCATCTTCGGCCGTTATCGTTCATTTTTTGAAACTTGGTACTGAACGAGCGGAACTTGAGCGAGAAAAGCTGGTTCACGAGAATGAACTGCTCAAGGCAAAGACACAGTCTCTGGAATCGGCGACTCATGTCGAGCAACTCATGAAGGAAGCTGTCGAAGCTATGAAATCTTATGGCGGAACAGTATGAGTTGTAGAACATATTTGGAGCTTTCACAGCTTAAGACTTTTGAGGAACGCTTTGAGTATCTGAGAGTCAATTCTTCTGTTGGAATCGATACTTTTGGTTCTAGTCGATATTTGAATCAGGTATTGTATCACGATACTGAATGGCGATCTGTCAGAAATCGAGTTATCATCAGAGATTCTGGATGTGACTTGGGAATTTTCGATAGAGAAATTACTGGAGAACCGATTTACATTCATCATCTTAATCCGATAACAAAAGAGAACGTCTTAAACAGAGATCCTTGTCTTTTTGACATGAACAATCTTATTTGCTGTACTCGTAGAACGCATAACGCAATACATTACGGCGATTCTACAAAATTAATTCATGACTTGGTAGAAAGAAAACCTAACGACACATGCCCTTGGAGATCTTAAGCGCAGGGCTAATCTTTTAAGGGGTGAGTTCACAGATGAATGAAGAGGTACTCGTTCATCATGGAGTAAAGGGTCAACGCTGGGGTGTAATTACTAAGGAATACGTTCCTAAAGGTACTCATTCAGCTAAGGCTGATCAAAATAAAAAGGGTTCAAAGATTCAGCAGCGTGTTCAAGCGCGATTGGCTAAGCGTCGAAATGCTAAACTCGCAAAACGTCAAGCGAAGTTGTCGAAGAAGTTGAAGTCAAATAAGCAGACTACTACCGATGATACTTGGCAGACTCTTTCTACTGATCAGCGTAAGAAGATGGTTTTGGAATCAAAATCAGCTAAGATGTTGTCGAAGAATGCTGATTTGTTTAATGATAATGAACTTCAACAGGCTTATTCACGCTTAATGCTTGAGAAAAGAGTTTCTGAACTTGCTGCTTCTTCTCAAGAAAAATCTTCTTTTGAGAAGAATATGGAGACCATTAACAAGACTATGAAGTATGTCAAAGACATTAGCGAAGCCGCGAACACAATTAACAACGCCTATACTAATCTTAAGCGTACATCCGAGATTCTTGCTAGTCTTTCTTCGGAACAGGAGAAAAAATAGGAGCCGCGTATGAGTCTTTCTAATACAGCAGTACCTATTTATTACGGCCAATTTCGAGATGCAGTTCTTCGTGGAGAAATTCCTGTTAACGAAGAAATTTCAATGGAAATGAATCGCATTGACTGGCTCATTTCCAACCCCGGCGTTTATTACGACGACAAGGCTGTTGAAGGCTGGATTCGTTTCTGCGAAAATGAAATGACTCTTACCGACGGTGGAGACTTGAAGCTTCTCGATAGTTTTAAGCTGTGGGGAGAGCAAGTCTTTGGTTGGTATTACTATGTAGAGCGCAGTATTCCAGAGGTTCAACCGAACGGAACATTGATTCATAAGACCAAAATGGTCAAGAAACGTTTGATTAATAAACAGTATCTCATCGTTGGACGAGGCGCTTCTAAATCGTTGTATGATTCTTGCATTCAGACATATTTTCTGAACATGGATACAAGTACAACGCATCAGATTACTACAGCACCTACGATGCGACAGGCCGATGAGGTAATGTCCCCTATTCGAACGGCTATTACTCGTTCAAAAGGCCCGTTGTTTAAGTTTCTTACACTTGGGTCATTGCAGAATACGACAGGTTCTAAAGCAAATCGAGCAAAATTAGCATCGACGAAAAAAGGTATTGAAAATTTCCTTACTGGTTCGCTGATTGAAGTTCGCCCTATGTCAATTGCAAAGTTGCAGGGTCTTCGATGCAAGTATGCTACTGTAGACGAATGGCTGTCTGGTGACATTCGAGAAGATGTTATCGGCGCCATTGAGCAGGGTGCTTCTAAGCTCGATAATTATCTGATTATTGCTACATCCTCAGAGGGTACTGTACGTAATGGCAGTGGCGATACAATCAAAATGGAGTTAATGGACATTCTAAAGGGTGAGTATTCAAACCCTCATGTGTCTATTTTCTGGTATCGTCTAGATACTGTTGATGAAGTTGCTGATCCTACCAAGTGGATAAAGGCAAATCCGAATATTGGTAAGACTGTTACCTATGAGACTTATCAATTGGACGTTGAACGTGCTGAGAAAGCTCCTGCAACACGCAACGATATTTTGGCTAAGCGTTTTGGCATTCCGATGGAAGGCTATACGTATTACTTTACCTATGAGGAAACTAAGGTTCATCGCCGTCAGAATTTCTGGCAGATGCCGTGTGCTTTGGGCGCTGACTTGTCTCAGGGCGACGACTTCTGTGCTTTTACTTTCTTATTTCCTTTGAGTGGAGAACGTTTCGGTGTTAAAACGAGGAACTATATTACTTCACTTACTCTAAATCGTCTGCCTCTGGCTATTAGGGAAAAGTATAACGACTTCATAAAAGAGGGTTCTCTTATTATTATGGAGGGGACTGTTCTCGATATGGACGAAGTCTATGACGATTTGGATCAGTTTATCATAGATACTGAATATGATGTTCGATGCTTTGGATATGATCCATATAATGCGAAAGCGTTTGTGAATCGTTGGGAACAAGAAAACGGACCGTTTGGTATTGAGAAAGTTATTCAAGGTTCTAAGACGGAATCTGTGCCATTAGGAGAACTGAAGAAACTCGCCCAAGAAAGAATGCTTTTGTTTGACGAGCAACTTATGAAGTTCACTATGGGAAATTGTATCACTTTAGTAGACAACAATGGAAATCGAAAACTTTTCAAATATCGCAGAGAAGATAAGATCGATGCTGTTGCTGCTATGATGGATGCATATGTTGCTTATAAATTAAACAAGGAGGCATTCGAATAATGGAGTATGAAGTCATCCAACACCATGGTGTTAAAGGCATGCACTGGGGTGTTATTACTAAGAAAGTTTCATCTTCAGTTAAAGCGCATTCTGATAAGCGAAAAGCTGAGAATGAAAAGCGAAATAAACTAAAGAAGGGTTATTCGACAAAGAAGCCTACGACAAAGGCTGAAAAGTCAGCTGCTCGTACATATTATCGACAGCAGCGTACCCATTCATTTAATACCTATCGTAATCAAGAGATCAAACTTGCTCGAAAAGAAGCTACACTCACTGGTGAACAGATTAAAAACGGTCGCTATAGCATTGCGAATGCCCGTAACATCAAGTTGAAATCGTTTTCAGCAGTGATGGGAGTCGGCACTACAGCTTTGATTGCTGGTTCTGCACCTCTTGCCGCTCCAATTGCTGGTCTTACTGTTGCAGCTCTTAGCAATTATGCGTCTGGTGGATCTTATTATGCAAAAGAGAAGCGAGCGTACGGCGATAAACGTGCTAAAGTTCAGTCAAAATCGTAAGGAGGTAGTATGCCGGAACCTTTACGATCTAGGCTGAAAAACGCCTGGAATATTTTTAGAGGTCAAGAGTTAAAAGATAACGCTCCTACTGAAGATTACGGCTCTCCATCTCCTGCGATTGTATATACTGGTCAACAGATGTACAGTTATCACTATCGTGGCGGAGATCGGTCGATTGTAAATTCTATCTACAATCGTATCGCGATGGATGTTGCGTCAGTTGATATTCGGCATGTTCGAACAGATCCGGATCATCGTTATCTTGAAACGATCGAGGATAGTCTTAACACATGTCTTAGTACCGAAGCGAACATTGATCAAACCGGTCGAGAAATGATTCAGGATGCAGTACTAACACTATTTGATGAGGGCTGCATTGCAATTGTTCCAATTGAGACTGAAACAGATCCGGATAACGGAAGTTATAACATTTATTCTTTGCGTGTTGGAATTCCTGTTGAATTCTTTCCTCAACATGTAAAGGTAAGTCTATATGACGACCGTAGCGGGCGACGAAAAGAAGTAATTGTTCCAAAGACTCAAGCGGCTATTATTCAAAATCCATTTTATACGATTATGAATAAAAACGATTCATTGATGACTCGCTTGAACAGGAAATTGAACCTTCTCGATGTCGTTGACGAGCAAACCAGTTCGGGAAAATTGGATCTTATCATTCAGCTTCCGTATACGATTAAATCCGAAGCTCGGAAGAATCAAGCAGAGGAACGCCGAAAGGCGATCGAGGATCAGCTTGCTGGATCAAAATACGGAATTGCGTATGTTGACGCCACAGAGCACATTACTCAGCTGAATCGATCAGTAGAAAATAACCTACTCAAACAAGTAGAGTATTTGACGAATCTTGCCTATGGCCAACTCGGAGTTACACCTGAGATTATGAATGGTACTGCAGATGAGAAGGTCATGACCAACTATAATAGTCGAGTTATTGAGCCTGTATTGTCTGCTTTGACAGAAAACATGTCCAGGGTGTTTATTACTCCTACTGCAAGGACTCAAGGTCAAGACATTAAGTATTTCCGAGACCCGTTTAAGCTCATGCCGGTCAGCGATATCGCTGAAATTGCTGATAAGTTTACTCGAAACGAAATTGCTACGAGTAATGAGATTCGACAGGCTATTGGTATGACGCCTTCTTCTGATCCAAAGGCTGATGAGTTGCGAAACGCAAACCTCAGCGCTCCTGCAAACGATCAAGAAGGTTATGACGATCAAACCGAGGAAGAGACTCAGGATGAATAGATACAGATTACATCAAAATGGGTTTCTAAATCGTTTGAATAATAGTAATGTAATTACAAATTAAAGGAATGGAGGGAAATGATCAACATGGATGAAAATTATGATTTTTGTGGTTGGGCTAGTAAGTATGAAGTTCCATGCTCTGATGGTCGAACGATTAAGCAGAACGCCTTGGCCGCAGATGATGGAAAAATTGTTCCTTTGGTTTGGAATCATCAGCACAGTGAGATGAAGAATGTCGTAGGTCATGCACTGCTTAACAATCGTCCGGAAGGAATGTATTGCTTTGGCTACGTAAACGATACTGACGAAGGTACTCGTGCTAAAAAGCTTCTAAAGCATAAGGATATTACCGCACTGTCGATCTTTGCAAATAATCTCAAGCAGAATAAACGTGTAGATGGCCGCAAAGATGTCGTTCATGGCAAAATTCGAGAGGTTAGTCTTGTTCTTGCTGGTGCTAATCCTGGCGCATGTATTGATTCTGTGATGGTTCATTCCGACGATGGAGAACCTATGGAATCGGATGATGAGGCTCAGATTTATAATGACGATAATACTGTGTGGTTTGGTCATTCCGATGAAAGTGAGAAATTTATGGCAGAAATGCTGGATAACGAGGGTAATTCGGATGAGGTTGATGACTCTCAGTCCACTGAGACTGTAGAGCACGCAGATGACAATTCGGATGATAACTCTAACAAGAAGCCTGCTGAAGATGAAACGGTTGAGGATGTTCTTAACTCTATGACGCCTCATCAGCGTGAGGTAATGCAGGGCTTGATTAATTATCTTATCGATAATGGCTCTAACAATGAGTCCAATACTTCCGAGAAGGGAAATTCTGACATGAAGCATAACATCTTTGATAACACTGAGGAGAACGACGAGACTCTCGAGCATTCTCTCGGTATGGACTGCGATTTTGAGAAGGCTATTGCTGATATGAGCCGTTATGGCTCCCTTAAGAAGTCGTTCCTGGCGCATGGTGCTAACATTGACAACCTTGTTGGTGACGAGTTCCTGGCGCATCTCGACAATGGTACGCCTGACCCTGACTATGGTATTGGTAAGATTGATTATCTGTTCCCCGATTTTCAGACCGTAGGCGGCAACAACCTTAAGTTTGTCAAGCGCAATACCGAGTGGGTTTCTCGTGTCATGAACTCGGTTTCTCATACCCCGTTTACCCGAGTCAAGTCCGTCTTCGCTAATATTACTGAGGACGAGGCTCGTGCTCGAGGCTATATTAAGGGTACGAAGAAGAAGGAGGAAGTGTTTCCCCTCCTCAAGCGTACCACGACTCCTCAGACGGTATATAAGAAGCAGCGTCTTGATCGTGACGACATTCTTGACGTTACCACGATGGACATCGTAAGCGTTCTCCGTCAGGAAATGCGTATGATGCTCGAGGAAGAGATTGCTCGTGCTATCGTCATCGGCGATGGTCGTGATTCCGGTAGTGATGACAAGATTAGCGAGGATCACATCCGCTCGGTTCTTAATGATGATCCCTTCTACTCGATCAAGATCACCAAGGGTTATAATACTGAGCCTGATGATAGCACCTTTGCTGCTGATTTTGAGGAGCGTGTTGTCTACGGTTTCGAGGACTATGAGGGTTCCGGTAATCCTCTGATGTTCACGACTCAGCGTAATCTCAACCGTCTGCTTATGCAGAAGGATAAGGTCGGTCGTCGAATCTACAAGTCTAAGCAGGAGCTTTGCGCTGCGCTCTGCGTTTCTGATATTGTCCCGGTTCAGGTCATGAAGGGTCTTACGCGTAAGCCCGGTGCAAAGGAGACGACACTCCCTAATAAGCCTCGCACTGTCGATGCTGTTATTGTCAATCTTAATGACTACAACATTGGTACTGATAAGGGTGGCGCTGTGTCCATGTTCGATGACTTCGACATTGATTACAATCAGGAGAAGTACCTGATCGAGACTCGTATCTCTGGTGCTCTTACGGTTCCTTATTCTGCTATGGTCGTCGAGCATTATGTTGATTCTTCTCTCGAGGGTACTTCTGATTCCGTAATCAAGACTGATCCGGCTGACGCTGATCAGAATACTACTAGTCGCTAGGATGAATCAAAATGGGAAAATTCTACGGTAAAATTTTCTACGGTAAAACTGTAGAGCGAGAAGATCGACCTGGAAGTTGGAAAACTCAGTTGGTAGCTCGGGATTATTATGGCGATATTACTAAGATGTCTCGACGATATTCTAATGATAATAACATTAATGGTAATATTACGTGCAATAATGTTATTAGTATTATCGCTGATCCATATGCTGTAGCTCATTTTTCCCAGATTAAATGCGTAGAACTTGTAGGGACGAGGTGGGCTGTTACTTCAGTTGAGGTACAGTCTCCTCGTCTTATTCTTACGCTTGGCGGTGTATACAATGGGTCTTAGAGTAGACTTACAGAGTACATTGCAAGAAATCATGGGAGATAATAAGGTTTATTTCCAACCTCCCGAGAACGTAACTATGGAATATCCTTGCATTCGATACAGTCGTAGTACTGGTAATACTCGATTTGCGGATAATAAATCTTATACGTTCGACTGTCGATATGAGATTATTCTCATTGACGAAGACCCGGATAGTGAATTCTTCGAACCTCTTACACAACTTAAATCATGCACGTTCGAACGACATTATGTATCCGATGGTCTTAATCACGATGTGTTTTATCTTTATTTTTAAGGAGTAAATTATGCCTGAATCTTCTAAAGCCCTTGTTTGGGATAAGGCCGGCCAGCGTTGCTATGAGAATGGTGTAGACCATTGCGTGCTGTATCTTCAGAATTCTAACGGTAGTTACGGTAAGGGTGTCGCATGGAACGGCATTATCGGCATTACTGAGTCCCCTGATGGCGCCGAGGCTAATGATCTGTATGCCGATAACATGAAGTATGCTTCTATGCGTTCTGCTGAGACTTTCGGTGGTACTATTGAGGCTTATATGTATCCTGAGGAGTTTGGTCAGTGTGATGGTACTGTGACTCCTAACGGTACTAAGGGTCTCTATCTCGGTCAGCAGACTCGCACCGCCTTTGGTCTTGCTTATCGTACTAATATTGGCAACGATACGATCAGCAATGCTGACGATGGCTATAAGCTGCATTTGGTCTATGGCTGCACTGCTTCTCCTTCTGAGAAGGCTTATGAGACCATTAACGACTCCCCCGACGCTATTACTTTCTCTTGGGAGTTTGATACCACCCCGGTCGCTGTCGATGGTTACAAGTCTTTGTCCACGATTACGATTGACTCTTTGAAGGCGCCCAAGAATGCTCTTAAGGTTCTTGAGAAGAAGCTGTTCGGTGA